GTTTCCAGCACCCAGACCTACGTTAATAGACACATCGTATTGGTTAGCCCATGTTCTAGGGTCAAACTCTACGAACTCACCACGCATACGAACCATACGAGCCTTGTCCTGATACTTACAGAGCAAGTGCAAGATGCCTTGGAACAAAGACTTAACACCTGTCTCAGCAAATATTCGAGCCATCAGTTCAATCTTACCTGCGCCAGCTTGTTGCATCGATGCTACCGCAGCAGCAGTCACATTCTGCAAGATAGCAGGGTCTAAACCTTGTGAAGCATCAGATACACCAGTACGCTTAGACTGTACTGTGTCCAGATACTGAAGCATTGGGAAAGCCTGATTCGCCACGTTCTGCACAACTAACTGTTGAACAGCACCTTGTGACTTGGCACGAATAACACCACCAGCAGTAGAAGTCAGCAAGTCATCAAGGTTTACTTGACCCTCAACAGCAACCACACGAGCATTGTTTGTCAGATATAAGTTATCCAACATCTGACGAGTGATAGTGGTCTTAATCAGTTGTAAGTCTGTTGTCCTATCTGCCAACGAGTTACCAAAGAACTTGTGTGGAATTGGAATAGGACAGATTGAGTGGAAAGGAACATAGTCCACTTCATCAACCATCTCCTTACCATCTTCATCTTGCAGAATCTCATTAGAAGCGTAAAAGACTTGAGTCAGAGCAGCAATGCCCTTTCCGTTCATATCAGTTTTGACATAACACTCAAAGACCTCAATCTCTTGCATTGATGGGTCATCTGTCTGCGTTTGGTAAGGTTGCTCACCAGCAGAGTAACGAGCCACTCGCTCTGGCGTATAAGCCAAAGCATCATCCATCTGTAAGCCTTCAACTTGTTTCTTGTTAAAACCCATAGCAACCAAGTCACTACGAGTCAACATCTGTCTGTGGGCTACAAATGGGCTATCAGCAATAGTTCTAGCTTTCTTGCTAATCAAGAACTCCTCTGGGGGAACATTCTCAATCGTTACTTTGCCTGACTTTTTCTTCTGTTGCACCACAACATTGTGTGTAGCACTCATCACAGGCATACCCATAGGGTCAACAACTGGCTGTCCCATTGGGTCAATGATAGGAAGTTCTGTCGTATCTTGCTCGACAATCTCCATAGTCTCATCACTCATCAGCATTGCTAACTCGTCATCAGACAAGTCAAAGTAACGCTCTTTAGTAATGTCTTCTTTGTTTTCCCAATAAGCCTTAACAATGCCGTTCTTCTGCATCAAGGCATCTTTGAACCAATCATGCAGAATGGCTACACCAGCGTTATCACGATTGAAAACCCAATTGCAGTAATCAGTAGCTTGCTTTGCAGAGGCTTCATCCCTTGGGCCTTGTGGCTCAAAGACTACGATATTGTCTGAGCCTGTAAAGATACGAACTAAGCTAGGTAACGCACCATCTATGGCTTCTGCCACTTCTCCAGTAACGATTTGAGATTTACCCTCAACCTCATTACCATATGGCTGTCGTAGATAAGCCTCCAGAGCCTGTTTGCGTTGTTCAACAGTTTCACTTTCAATAAAGCCAATTGCATCATCAATCTCTGACTGTAGTATTGACTTCAGTTCGTTCTGTACCATTTTTGTCCTTTGGAGGGCGTCCCATTCGGGGTTTTAATGATTGTAACTCCTTTACCACATTTTCAAGCATTTCGAGTCGCATTTCAAGTTCTTTTACTTTAGGTGCTAGATTTACACCCTGCATTTGTACATACATTAAACAATCCATTTCGGTGCTGAGTTAATAGGCTTAGACCATGTTGAATGTCCTTCATCCAATCCAAGGGCTAAGTAACGGAAAGAATCAGAGCCATGACTAGACCAATCGTGTAGTGGTCTTTCAAAGAATATCTTACGCTTCTCATCGTAATCTCTGCGGTAATTTCTCAGGCAGTTCAAGCCATTCTGTACCTGTGGGACATTAAACCAGCACCTTGGAAGCAACCTTCTTACCGCTTGGATGCCATCATCTAGTCCCATTCTGGGAGCAATCTTTACTTCTAAACCAGCCTCCTCAAGCATTTCCATTCGGCTCTTACCTGTGCCAAGTTCCCTGACCCTAACGTCATGGGGCAGAATATGCTCTGCTTTGAGATAGTCGTTGTCCTTAATCCACTTCACATAGTGGTCTAAACCTACTCCGTGATTCTCGTAGTAGTCAAGCAAACGCACCTCAGTACCCACCAACTGAGCCACCCAGATAGACGTTGAGTCACCCATTCCCAAGTCCCAAGCAGTAAAAGTTCTGCTTAGTTCCTCTCTGGGAATCTCTTGCATATGCTTCTTTTGCTCTATCTCTTGAAGTAGTGTTCCATAATATGACCCCTCAACGCTTGCATCGAATGAGCACTCAAATTCCTGCAAATACTTGTCTTGCCCCATTTCATTCTTAGCAGCCTTTAGTTCTACCTCATCCACTACACCTGTCTCTGAGGCTTTGAACTCTAGCAAACCCCATCCTTCTTCCTTTTCTGCCCTGTCTCGCAGTTCTTTGAAGTGGTTGTGTCCTTTGGGCGTACCAATAAAGAGACACCATCCCTTGCGGTCAGTCAAGGCTGGCCTCACGATGTCTGTCCATATCTTAGGATTCTGGTCACCCACCTCATCGATGATGACCCCATCAAAGAACTGTCCTCGGAGGGAATCAGGATTGTCTGAGCCGTACAGTTGAATACGTCTACCCCAGAAGTCAACTCGTAACTCTGAGATGTTGTTAGTACCGCCTAGCGGAGTAGTGTATTTAACGAGATAGTCCCACGCCACTCGTTTAGCCTGTCCATAAGTCGGGGCTATGTAAGCGTATCTGGGTGTTTCTTTCTCGTTTAGCACCGCCTCACGGATTAAGTGGTTAAGCGCAGCAACAGTCTTACCGAACCTACGATGTGCCACTACTACTGCAAAGCGTTTGCCATCCAGTAACTCGTGAACCTTTAGTTGGTGTTCCCTTGGCTTATAGGGAATGACTATTTCGCCCATGTAACTCTATGCTCAATAGGCTTGTTAGAGTCGCCAGTTAGTTCAGTTCTAGCCAACTTGGGTGTTGCGTACTCAGCCAGTTTAGAAATCATGTCTAAGGCTTTGTAAGGGTCAGGACGAATCTCTTTTAACTCATCTCCCTCTGCAACCAATGTAAGCCACCTAGAGACGTTTTCAGAGTTATCCTCTAGTAGACATCTAACTGTCTCTCTAAACTCGTTGGTGACCTTATTAACAGCCCCTTTGGGTCTTCCTCTACCTTTATTAGTTAGGTTTTCGGAATATCCTGTCTCTAATTTATTCATTTTGTTTGACTCCTCTAGGGTTGGTCAAGTTAGTATCTACTCACAACGAGCAGATTAAGTATATTACTTCATTCTGCCCATCTTACGAGCAGCTTCACTTATGGCAATGGCAACCGCCTGTTTGGGATTCTTAACAACTTTACCGCCCTTACCAGAGTGCAGTTCGCCTTTGCCAAACTCGTGCATTACAGCACCCATCTTGGCTTTTCCAGCTTTGTTCATCTTAGGAGTTTTCATTTTTTAGGCTTCTTTGCTTTGTTCTTTGCAGTACGCTCACCACGCTCAGGCATGGGCTTAGTCTTCTTCTGCATCAATTTCTGCATCATTTCCAACGCTTGCTGATTCGTTGTTCCCATTGTCTTTCTCCTCGGTTATTGGCCCACCACTAATCCATGCTTCACAAGTTCGCTTAGAAGCACACTTAAAATCAAACACTTCGCAGTAACCTAAGTCACCAGCGTCAATGACTTCCCAAGCATCCATCTCTGTACCGCCCATTTCCAAGCCTGATTCAATGCAAGCAAGCATCTTAGGGGTTTGGATAAATGCAGCGCAGTTACCGCAACAAGACTTTTTGGCTTGTTCTGGAGAGTTTCTCCATGCCTTTGAGATTTCACGCCAGTAACTAGCGTTTGCCTCGTTAGGATTCATTGGGCCATAGTTAGCCTTATCAATGGCTTTCTGGCGACACTCAAGATTAACTTCTACGTCACCTGTGGCAACTGGACACGCTTCGCCTTTTTTCTCTTGGCTTTGTATCTCAATCTCAATTTTTACGGATGGCTCTAATAATCCAGACATAGGTGTCCCTAGGAGTTTGTCTCATTATCACATAAAAAAAAAGAGGGAACAAGTCCCTCTAAAAACTCAATGGCAACTGAGTGCGTCCATTGTGCGCTATCTGAAAAGATTTGCAAGCGTTAGATTTAAAACATCCATCTCATCTAACTTCATTACCTTCCAAATTCTAGCCTGTCCGTGTATTCCGTTGAAGCTACCCTGATGGCAATCCTTGCATAAAGGAATACATAAGTATTGATTATGTTGGACAATATGGTGTGCATCGCTTGGAT